GTGCTGGTGGTGGTAGCAATGATGTGACTCTTATTAGAGTTGATGGTGATTCAAGCAATCATGATGGAGAGTCTAATAGTGCCCAGTTTGGATTCTCTCTTAAGTACTTGGGATCTGGAAGTCAAAATGCTAATGCTTTTGCGATATTCTCTGATAATCAAACAGGAACTCAAGTTCAAGCATTTACAGTTCTCCAAGATGGCACGGTTGGTATTAATTCAACTTCTCCTTCAGAAAGACTTGATGTTGGTGGAACTACAAAAACTGAACACTTAAATGTAACTGGTGTTTCTACGTTTGCTAATACTGTTTCTGTTGCTGAGACAATTGAACATACAGGAGATACTAATACCTCTATCAGCTTCCCTTCTAATGATTACATTAGATTTACAACCAGTAATTCTGCTAGACTTAATGTTACTTCAAATGGTTATGTCCTATTAGGAACAAATAGTGAACCTTCTGGTGGTGATGCTCATGCACAAAATGCAAGATTACTTGTTCAAGGAAGAATTGGTAATACTGCTGATAGTGGTCGTCTCAATCTACAAAGAGGATCATCTGCATCCAATGGTTCTAGTATTGGAAGTATTACTTTTACTGATAATGGTAATAATGCTTATGCAAGAATTGAAACATTAGCTGATGCTGCACCTGGAACTGATGATTATCCAGGTAGAATTGTTTTCAGCACCACACCAGACGGCTCTGCATCACCAACAGAAGCACTTCGTATAGATTCTAGTGGTAGATTATTGATAGGAACGACGACAGAGGGTAATGAACTTGCAGATAATATAACTGTTGCAGATACTGGTAACTGTGGAATAACAATTAGATCTGGTTCTTCTAGTTATGGTTCAATATACTTTAGTGATGCAACTTCTGGGGGTGGTGAGTATGCTGGTCAAATAGAATATCTTCATTCTTCTGATAGGTTTACATTTTATGCAGGTGTTTCTGCTATAATGCGTGTACACTCCGATAAAGTAGATATTCTAGGACATACTGAAACTGATACCTTAAATGTTTCTGGTGTTTCTACATTCTCTGGTGATATTTCTATTGCTGATAAGATTATTCATACTGGTGATACAAACACTGCTATTAGATTCCCTGCTTCTGATACATTTACAATAGAAACTGCTGGCAGTGAGAGACTTCGTGTAGATTCCAATGGCGACGTGGGTATCGGAATTGCTGATCCACAAGAAAGGTTACATGTGGCAAGAACTGTCATGATAACTGGCAACACTCCACAAATCAGACTAAACGCTAATGATTCTGATGCATCTGATGGTGACAGAACAATGCTTGGTCAGGCAACTGGTAATGGTAATTTTGTAACCACTGCTGTTGATAATGATACCATTCTACGAGGGACTTCAACTGGTAGTTTACTATTTGGTATCGGCACAGTAGAAAGATTTCGTATCGCTTCTACTGGAAATATTGGTATTAATTCAACTTCTCCTTCAGAAAAACTTGATGTTGGAGGAATTACAAAAACCGAAGGTTTAAATGTTACCGGCACTTCTTCATTCACTGGTGCTATAACAGCTAATGGAAACATTAATATGTTTGCAGCTGCTCCTCAATTTATAATGAAAGAAGACGGCAGTACATATGGCAGCACTCATTGGGCTTTGGTTAGAGATAGCGATTCTTTTTCTATTAGATGGAATAATGCTGCTCCTTATGCGCTTAGAGCTACCACAAGTGGTGGTTCTGTTGGTTCAGTCTTTTTAAGGCAAAGTCAACTCGAAGTAAATGCGAGTGGCGCAGTAATTCAAGGATCTCTGTCTAAAGGATCTGGCTCATTTAAAATTGATCATCCACTTGTTGGAATGTCAACTACCCATAATCTTGTTCATTCATTTATTGAGGGACCACAAGCAGATCTTATCTATAGAGGAAAAGTTGATCTTGTAAATGGTTCTGCTACTGTTAATATTGATACGGCAGGAAGAATGACAGAGGGAACATTCGTTGCACTCTGCACCAATGTTCAGTGTTTTACCACTAATGAAACAGACTGGACAGCAATTAAAGGTTCTGTATCCGGTAATACTTTAACAGTGTTAGCACAGGATAGTTCTTGCACTGCCACTGTCAGTTGGATGGTAGTGGGTGAAAGAAAAGATCAACATATGATAGATACTAATTGGACTGATGATAATGGTAGAGTTATCACAGAACCACCTAAAACAGATTAAGGTCCATAAAGAATTTAAAGAAGAATGGAATAATAAATAAAAGGGAGTAATTACTCTTTTGATGGCTAAAAACGGACGTTGCCCTGCAGGACAATATTACTGTTACACTGATAAAAAGTGTAAACCAATCCCTAAAGGATTTAAGGTTGTGGGACCTGCTGGAATGCTACGTAAGGAAAATGGACACTCTGTTGACGACGATACTGAAACCAAGAAAAATGGTAACGGTAATGGCAACGGAAATGGTAATGGTGGAAACGGCATGAGCGAAGAGAGTCTTCGTGATTGGTTTGGTAAGTCAAGATCAAAAGGTGGAAAACCAGGTTGGGTGCAAGTTGTATCAGGTAAACCGTGTGCTCGTCAACCAGGTCAGAAGTCAACACCTAAGTGCGTATCTTCTGCAAAAAGAGCAAGTATGAGTAAGTCAGAAAGACTTTCTGCTCAGAGAAGAAAGAGAGCTGCTGATCCTAATCAACCACAAAAGACAGGAGCAGCAAAACCCACGTATGTCTCAACTGATAAACCAAAAAAGAAAATGAAAGAATCAACCGAGTTTGTTACTTTACCTCTGAATATTGAAATTCCAAAAAATATCAGAGATTTTAATCTTGGACTAATGTTCCGTGAAAGTTTAGAAACAAACAGTGGGATGTTGTTTATCTTTGATAATGTACAGAAACAGTCATTTCACATGACTGAGACAAAAATTCCTCTTGACATTGCTTTTATCAGAGAGGATGGAATTATCGAAAGTATTAAAGAATTAGAACCATTTGACGAGAGTGCAGTATACTCTGAAGGAGAGGTGCTGTGTGCGTTAGAAGTAAATCGTGGATGGTTCGCAGATAACAATGTAGAAGTTGGTGACGAGATTGATATTGAAGAAGGCAAGAAGGATGCTTGCTATCATAAAGTCAAGTCACGTTATTCAGTTTGGCCAAGTGCATATGCATCGGGAGCACTGGTCAAGTGTAGAAAAGTTGGTGCAGCAAATTGGGGAAATAAGACTAAGAAAGAAGAATTTGAAAATTGGAGAGATAGTTTTACTGCCACTGATTATGAAACTATAGATTTAGTTAAACCAGAACCTTTGAAAGCAACAAAAGGTCTTGGTAGTGATATGCTTGATGAAGCAGGTAAGAAATGCTGGAAGGGTTACAAAAAAGCAGGTACTCAAAAACTCTTTGGCAAAACTTACAACCGTTGTGTAAAAGCAGGTGATGAAGTCACTCATGACGGTGAACAGATTGATGAAAAGAAAGGTTGTATGCACAACCATCAAGGTGAAGAATGTCCAGTACATGGTAAGAAAGCATGTCCTGATATGGTTAAGGAAGCAGTCAGAATGCCAGCAAAAACTGGTAACTTGGTAAATGTAATTTTCAGATTTAGAAGTCAAACTATCATGCTGAAGATGTTCTTCCCTCAAGTATCATTACCAACTAGATCTGATGTTCAAGATCAGATTGACAAAGTTTATCCCGGTGCGAAACTTTTAACTTTCAACGTATCCGAGTATGAACCTGGACAACCAGTCCTTCACGCAGAAGGAGCAGCATGGACAAAAAAGTCCGGTAAGTCTCCTTCAGGGGGACTTAACGAAAAAGGAAGAAAATCTTATGAAAGAGAAAATCCTGGAAGCGACCTTAAAGCACCAAGCAAAAAGGTTGGAAATCCCCGTAGAGCGTCATTCTGCGCTAGAATGAAAGGCATGAAGAAGAAACTAACTTCTTCTAAGACTGCAAACGATCCAGATAGCAGAATTAATAAGTCCCTTAGAAAGTGGAATTGCTGAGTAACCTATGTCTGATAATGTATACCTTGGCAATCCGAATCTAAAAAAAGCAAACACTGCTATTGAGTTTACGGAAGATAATATCCGTGAATTCATGAAATGCAAGCAAGATCCTGTTTATTTTGCCAAAAAATATGTAAAGATTATTTCTCTTGATGAGGGTCTAACGCAGTTTCATCCATATCATTTTCAAGAGAAGTTAATTAATAATTTTCATAATAACAGATTTAACATCTGTAAGATGCCAAGACAGACTGGTAAATCCACTACAGTCGTATCTTACCTTTTGCATTATGCTGTCTTCAATGACAGTGTTAATATTGGCATTCTGGCAAACAAAGCAGCAACAGCAAGAGAACTTCTTGGTAGGTTACAGACTGCATACGAGAACCTTCCCAAGTGGATGCAGCAAGGTATTATAGCATGGAACAAAGGATCTCTGGAGTTAGAAAATGGCAGTAAGATATTGGCAGCTTCTACGTCTGCGAGTGCTGTCCGAGGTATGTCGTTCAACATCCTCTTTCTCGA